TTGTATCTAGCAGGACTAAACAAACCTATTACTACTTCGTAGTCTTGGTGTACACCCTTATTGATGTGAAGCTCCTCCATTGAGGGTTCTAGCTTCTCTTCCATAAGTTGACCTTTGTAAGTGTAAGTTTGCTTTTCTGAAGCTGGTGTTTGTTGGTGGACGATTACATTAACCATCTTAAAACGCTTAGAAAATATATCAAGAACATAATCCTTAATCATAAAGTCAAACGTTTGATAAGACGATAACTTCATCTTAGTGTCAGGAGCTAGCTCATTAGATAAAAGACTAATATGATCTAATACAAAGAACACCCACAAGTCATCTGACTTATAAGTATAACCTGTTATTATACGCTTACCTTCTTCTATTTCTTTGTAGGTGTATTCTCCTATCTCAGGATTTTCGAAGTACGCTTTTACGTACTTAGCCATACCTGTGGGATTTCTGATATAGTCAACTACCTCTACTGATCTTTCTAGTGTGTTAATGAACTTCTCTCCTTGCTTTACCTTTTCTAATAGTTCGCTACTTAAAGTATAATTACCTACTGATTTAAGTTGAGATACACTGATTGTAATACGGTGTTTCTCATACATATACATAGATAGAAATGATAACCAAAAGTCTGTAGCACTTTCCTCTAAGGCAAAATAGAAGATTTTAGGAACTATGTTTGTGTTCTGTGTCTTCTTCATGATGTTAAGAATAGTCATGTATTTAGCAAACTTTGACTTACCTACACCTGAAGCAGCAGTTAAACAAGTAATAGAACCTTTAGTAAATCCTCCATAATGTTCTGATAAACGAGGAAATGGAGGAGGGATAGCTGTTAAGCCACCTGTCTCTTTAATAATCTTGTTACCCTCAATCTGACTTATTAACTTTTCAAAGTTCATAATTAGAGGATTTGATGACTATTGTAAGCAGGTCCTGTACCATTTTTGAGTTCTTCACACCACTTAGCTAAGTCGCTTTGATCTACTCCGTCTACTTTCTTAAAGATAAAGTAACCACATTCTCTGATGAATTTAATACTTCCTTGCTGCTTAAGCGTACTAATATACAGATCGGTGGCTTGTGAGATCTCTTCGAGAGTGTAATCATACTCAGATAAAAACTTAATCAACCTTTTAACTACACTAGACTTATCAGTTGTTTTACCTGATACTCCTAGATTCTTAGCACTGAACTTAGAAATAAAATCAGCTAACCATGTAGGAGGGATACTTAAGTCTCTGTTAGGAGCAGTGTTTATGTGTGTAGTCTTTAATTTCTCAAGAGCAGATAACTCACCAACAGACTCAGTTACATCAAGATCTTGTAGTGCTTTAGGAGTCCAACTGTAAGTTGTTCCATTAAACAGAAGTTTCTCTTCGTAAATCCATCTGTCTATCATCTTTTCCTGTTTGGCTAGTGCCCATAGTACTTCGTAGAATGTCTTTTTCATCTGTTTCTTTTATTAAATTAAAGTTTACACCTGCAAATATTTCCTTCGAATTAATCTTAGGCGGGTCTACAAAGATAAGCGAATCTTCCTCTTTTTCCAAGTCAATTTGGTCTTCCAACCACATTTTTTTCATAAAAAGAAAGCCTGGATGTGACTCCAGGCTATCTCCATAGTGTTCTATTTCTGTCATTTACATGTCTGCTATTTCTTGGAAATCAATTTTTCTTTCCACACACTCTTTAATCTTAGATTCTACGTAATCTTGGTCTTCTGCAACTACGTTAAATACGCTTTCACAAGCATGACAACAAGTGTGTAGTAAAAGATCGTTAGTAATTACTAAGCCACTTTCATCATAACAATGAGGGCAGATGTCATCCATAATCATTTCATCCAGCAAATCCTGACTTATTTCTTTAATTGTAGGGAAGAAAACAGAATAAGACTTAAGTTCCTCTCTGATTTTTGGATCTGTGTATTCAGGATAGCATTCCATAATCCACTCATTGTAGGTTTCATATTCTTTGTCTTTTTCTAGTTCTGCTTCATCTATCATTTCAGAAGGCATTTCTCTGCTCCAATAAGTGGATTGTTTACCTACTTTAGATCCAGTAGAAGCTGATGGCTCAAAAGGATCTATAATTTTAGGTTTAGATTCTACCCAATCTCCAGCTACTGCATCATAGTACCAATCATTGTCATCAGCATCAAACATATGAATTTGACGACCACCATAACCAAGAGGAATAGATGTAGATTTAACTTTAGATCCTCCGTATGGAAGTTCTGACCTAGAGTATATAGGAAATGTAAGAGGAATGTTCCTTTCAGCAAGCATAGTAAGCATTTCATAAGCAAAGCTAAAAGCGTTGATAAGAAGACCTACACTAGCTATCTCGGTATCTGAGTGCTCGTTAAAGTAACCACATGATAAGTTATGTGAAGAAACTTTAAGTCCTCTTTTACGTAGACCACCGACATCAGTTGCTGTACCTGAGTTAAGAGTGTAACCATACTTCTCCATCAAAGGTTGGATTAGTTCATAATGATCGTGACTAAAAGTCTGAACTCCATTAGTAAACTTAATAAAGTCATTAGTGTAAGACCTACGATCCAGCTGAGTAACTACTAGTGAGTTGTCAAAGAAAGACATATCACAGCAATTAGTACCTACAATTCCTCGTTCCTCGCCATAAGGTAAGAAAACCTTACATACAGGCATCATCTTAAGCATTTGGATAGCAAAGCATACACCTACTGAATCATCGAGACCTAAGCCACATTGTTCACCTGTTGCATCATCAAAGCCAAAAATCCACTGATCTGTTTTAAAGATACGCATACCTACATGGTAATCTTGAGCTGTGTCATAATGACCTACAATAGTAGGGTAGAACTCAGCTTCTCCTTTAGTGCAATAGATATTCCCTCCCTTTTCTACTACTGTTACACCTTCTATCTTAGAAATCAATTCTACAAGCCAATCTTTCTTTAGTCTTTCCATTTCTGGTTGATAAGTAGGGCTTTGTTGATACATGATATCAAACAATAGATCAAAATCTACGGGGAAATCTCCTTTAATAGTGTGGTCTATACTTTCTAGTCGGTTAACGTAACTGCTAACATAAGATTTTGTCATTTTTGTTTTGTTTTAGTTTGTTTTTTAAATAAGGAATTGTTGTTCATCTTGTAGATCTTCCTCCATTTCTTCTGGTTCTAATTCTACTTCTTCTTCGACTGTTTCGTTAATCTGTGCTAGTGATGAAGATACTGAAGATACTGAAGATAATGAAGATCCATGTATATTTATACCTGAACCAGTAGAATTAAGATAAGTTAAAACTGGAATATGATTATATGTACCAGTTGTTCCAGAACTACTTGTAATGAATGTATAACTAGTTTCTGTTTGAGCAATTGTTTCTCCTAGAGCACGTGCTTGTGCTATCATTCTTATAGTTTCTTCTTGTGCTCTTCTGTCAGCTTCCTGAGAGTCATAAGCGTCTTCAGGGATATTTGGATCGTTCTTGTGATAGAAACCACTTCCGTCAGTAAAGTAAAAGTCTTCATCTAGAATAAAGTATCCGAAACCATTTTCATACTCTCTGAGTTGTTCGTCATTTATATGAGCATACTCTCCATTATTTAGTCTAAGAGATCTACATGTAAGAATCGTTTCTACATTATAGGTTTCTACTGTGTCATCTTCTATAGTAACATAAGAATCGTCTGCTTCACAATAAATATAACAACTACTGCAAGCATAAGAATCTGAATGATCACCTGCAGTAATATAAGTTGAGTCGTCTTCGTTTATCTCATCTCCACAGATGCAACATTCTAGTCTTTCACTAGAGTTGTAGCGACTAAAACAACCTCCAGTAGATCTAAACTGCCAATATTCATCCCTAAGATGTTGGTTTGTCAGAAGCATTCTATGAGGGTCGTAGTTACAAAGAGTGTCTACATAAGGAAACTGATTAATACCTGTTAAGTCAATGTTTAAGGAGAAATTCCTATTTGATTGAAATAAAGTTTCATAACCAGCTCCTATTAGTGTGTTCTTAAGCAAGTTATGAGTCTCGTCATTTGAATAATAGATACGGTCAAACATAAACTTACCTTCGATATTCCACATAATAGAACGAGCAGCAATCTTATTTGATCTTTTAAGTACAGCCATCTTTACTTTCTCTGGGTACTTAGTGTAGATTTGAAAATAATTCCTACAGTTTTGGTAACGCATACAAGAATTACCTAAGGTACCTGAGTGTTGATAGTAATTATTTTCGTGATAAGCGTCTTTAATATCTTCTCCCTCGATAATCTGAAAGTCATACAAAGGATTGGAAACAGTAATCAAAGAGGCATATGCTTCTGCAAATGCAGTAACCTCTCTATCTGAATACTTGTCTGCAAATAACCTACGTACAATCTTACCTATGGAAGTGTGATAACGCTTCTTAAAGTTCCATACTTCTTTAACAGTCATTGAAGTGTTCTCAAATTCTACTGCTAAGAGTCTTTCCCAGTTATTTGAATTTAAAATAACACCATTAGTAGTTAACGTAAACGCATCTGCTCCTCTAGTTCTTGAGTTTTGAATACGTAATGTTCCTGCTTCGTGTGAAAGATAAGTCTGTTTAAAACTAAAAGAATAAGTTTTAGTTGGAGAATCGTCCCAGAATTCTTGAATAAAGTATACGTCAGCGTCTTCTGTACGTTCAATAGGATAAAATCTATCGCCTAGATGTCTTGCAGTCAACTTTAAGGTAAATACCATCATCATATCTTGTGCTGTAGAATCATCTGGAGTCTGTTCTCTGCTTCTACGTCTACTTCTCTGTACATAGAATTTAGCAACAGTTCCAGGACGAATCATCTCCATTGTAGTTTCTTGTCCTGCAAGTCTTTCTTCACGGTCTTTATCTAGATAAGAAATCTTAGTATAGTCCGCTTGAGATAAACCTAGATAGTTACAATACTTACCTTCTAAAGGAACATACTTAAGGTTTAGAATGTCTTCAGCTACTGCTTTTGCTTGTTCGCTACAGTTACTAGCAATTAATCTAGTTAAGCGAGTCTTTAGGTCTTTGTGTAATACAAATTTGTCTCTTGCTATCCTTACTCGTCTTTTAGGTAAGCTACCAAGTGAGTGAGCAGATACTTGTAAGGTATTTGCTGTTTCCATAAACTCCATTGAAAATGGATCATCGGGGATTAGAGCTGCAATTAGCTCCTGTGGTTCTTGTGGTTGTGAATTAGGCATATTTTAGTTGGTTTAGTTTAAAACAAAAAAGCACCCCTAGAGGTGCTTTCATTAAATTTTCTTCTTAATTTAAAGTTGTTCTGGTGTTTTTTCGCTGTCTTTTTTGTAACGATGAGCTAGCAGTAAGTTTTTTTCTCCTAAAGCTTTTTTAAATTCTCTGTCTCTTTCTTTCTCTGAGTAGAACTTGTAGTCTTCGTTCTTTTTCATTGTCTTTACAATCAGATGGAATTCTATGACTGTACCTTCTTCGCTTAACGTATACTCCATTATTCAAAGATAGCACATAAATCTACTACAATCCCTATTAACAGGGAGAATACGGAGACAAAGAGAAGAGAGAATGCGAAGAACTCGTTACTACTCATACAGTTAGTGTTCTTAAGCTTTCTTCCAATATTTTTACATGCTTTTCTCATTGATGTGCTGTTTTACTTCTTTCCAAAATAAAACTGCATTATGTACAGTTTTGTTGTTTAGATAATTATCCATGTCTCTGTACTCAGCAATGATCTTATCTAGGGTATAATTAGCAATCTGCTTAAATCGGTAGTGGTCCATTTGAAAACCTAAAGTCTTCTTGATTTCCACTTCCATAGCTTCTGCCTGTTGTTTGGGACTCATGTTACAAATATAAGTTAGTTAAAGCTTTTCTGCCTTCTCTTCGAATCTATATTTTAACTCTTCTTTAAAAACCTCTTTGTAAAAATCAGAGAGTTGATATTGAGTCTTTAGTATAGCTTCTATGTGATCGAAGTCTAAGTCTTTAATAGGTTTGTAGACTAAGGGTTGTCTTCCGTCTATACCTCTAGTACCCCAATGAACAGCAGATCTCCTAGTTAAATGTGAGCCATCGTCATAGACGCTTAACTCTTCGTAAGTTCCTATATGTCTTCTAAGATAATCTGTTCCTCCATCTACCATAAGAACTTCTTTAGTAATAGTATCCTTGTAAGTCACATAATCATGACGATTATAAGAAGTAAGGATAGTACCATCTGGTGTTTTAATCCTGTTTAAAAGGATCTTGTTTTCCGTAGTCATAAGTTAGTATATAAGCTGGTTTAATTGTTGTTGTGATGCTTCCGTTGATGTCAACTGTTTCACTCCTACACTCATAGGTTTTGAACTTGTAACCTGCTTTAGTAAAGAAGTTAAGCGAAGTTAAGTTATTCGCTTTAACTCTTGTAATTACAGTTACAAATTCTTTTGTCTCTTCATAGATAGATTTAATAACATAATCTATGAGAAAACTTGCATAACCTTGTCTTTGATACTTTTCTGCTACATGAATAAAGTTAATACGATAGCATTCTTTCTTCTTTCTCATTAACATTACAGCTACTATATCTAGTCCGTCTTGGATAGCGTGTACTGTTAAATTAGGGTCGTTAAACGACTTTTCCGTAAATTGTACTTCAAAATGATCTGAAATAAACTGAAAATATTTAGGATCTTTTCTGTTGTAATAAGAAATTTGAGTTAGCATAGATAGTTTTAGTTTCGTGTTTATAGATAGCTCTTTTGTAGAGCTCCCTAAAAGCAAATCTATTAAGACCTAAACGATTTCCTGCTCTTTCATAGCTGTACCCTAGTTCATCTCTTAAGATAAGGGCAGCATATTGTCTAGGAGTAAAACCTTTTAGGTCTAGTTTGAGAGGGGTGCTTTGATCGGGGGATGACATAAGTAGTTTTCTAAAATAAAGTCAGTATTCTCTAAGTGTGAATGTAGTGATTGATCTTTTGATAGTGACTCATAAAAGCTATCTGTTTTTAGATGCTTTAATCTGGGTAACTCATAAAAATCTCTTTCTATTTGCTCTTTAGCCTGTTCGATATGATTTAAGTAGAGGTGAGTATCGCCTAAGTTACCTATTAATTCATCAGGAACCATATTTACCTCTTTAGCAAGGATAGTTAAGAGAAGAGCATAGGAGGCGATGTTGAAGGGAAGGCCGAGGAAAGTATCTACTGAACGTTGATTCCACATTAAAGAGATTGCTCTGGTTGGTATGTTAGCTTGAGTTAAAGCCACATCGATAGTATTTTCTATTGCATCTCCCAAGTTTAATTTTATAAACGGTACTTCTATTTTATTTTCAAATTTAGAGTTATAATTTTCTACTCTTTCTGCTCTACTCAACTCTCTTGTATAAACTTGAAATCCATAATGACAAGGTGGAAGAACCATATCTTCAAGAGCATCTACATTCCAAGCACTAACCATTAATCTTCTAGAGTCTGGATTGTGTTTAAGATTATAGATTAGACTTTTAATCTGGTCAATTGAACCTCCTGCTAAGTCTGTTGAAGGCCATCTTCTCCACTGAGCACCATAAATAGGACCTAACTCACCGTATCTAGCAGCAAAGTCAGAATTAGTCTTGATTTGTTCTGCAAACGCTTCTATAGTGTAAGCATGATTATCGTCTGGTCTTGCTTCACGGTAAGATTTATAAGCGTCTCCTGTCCAAATATTACATCCGTTGTCTAAAAGGTATTTAATGTTAGTGTCACCCTTTAAAAACCACAGTAACTCAGTTACTATTGTCTTCCAAGGCATCTTCTTAGTGGTTAAGAGAGGAAATCCATCACTCATCCTGTGTCTGATGGTGTAGCCAAAGATTGACTTAGTACCTGTTCCTGTTCTATCTGACTTCTCTACTCCGTAATCTAAGATAGATTGAAGTAAGATCTGGTATTGTTTGTCTATGCTGTTCATCCGTTAAAGTCTGAGTATTTAAGTCCCCACTGTAAGTTAAACCAAGTCATTTCGTTTTCAGCTCGTTTCTTAGTGAATTTTAACTCTTTTCTTAAGTAAGCAATGCTCCACTGTTTCCACTCTTCTGCTTGTGCAGTAGTCATAGTCCACTGAGTATACCAATCGTCTGTTCTATCTTTAATGTCTTCGTACGTAACTTGATGACCAGCAATAACAAACATCTGATTAAGGATATCTATCATTGCTTTTCTTCTTTTTTCGTCTCTTGTTATTCGTTTTGCCATAATTCGTAAATGCTATTTGTTGTTGCAAACTTAATGTAGTTTTCTTTCTGTTCCAAAATCTCTGTAACAGTAGTAGTCAGCCAGGTATAAGACATTCTTTGAGGATCTAGGATAAGCGACCTACCTACTGCAGGTTCATCATGTAGTTCTTTAAATTTACCATCTTCAGACCACTCAATCCATCCAGCTTTGTGACCTACGTTAGATAAGCCATCTCTTTCCCTGACTAACTTGTATCTGAAGAGATCCTCTACGTTTAAGTTTATTTTAACTTGTTCTATTTTGGTCATTTTGTATTTGTATTAGTTCTTGTTTTATCTCTTGGTACATTTCTATTACTTTTCTGTTTTGCCAAGCATGATGCTCTAATGCTTCTATAATCTTGTCTACAGAAATCAAGGAGCAAGTAATCGCTTCATTGTACCTCTTCTCACAACTCAATAGTCCTTCTTTATGGGACCCATTGTTAGGCAACTGATAATAAAAGTCATTAATCAGCTGCCTAGCTGGTGTTGGATTAATAATATCTTCTAGCATAACTTACCTCCAGTCGATTTTGGTATAACTAGCTGCACCTGTATCCATGATACGATCCCATCTATACCAATTATACTGACTATTCTCATCCCATATTTTGTCTTTTACAAACTCCTCATGATAGTCTTGTAGGTTTTTTCTAATCCTATTAAACTTCTCTACATAGGCTATTGCAAGTTGTTCATCGTGTGTAACAAACACAAGGTTCTCATAGTAAGTGTCGTAACTTCCTGTGGGATAACTAACTAAGTACATTATTTGATTTTGCATGATTTACATTGGTCCGTCACCTCACCCTTGACTAGTCTACACCATCCTTCTATACCTTCTTGATGCTGATAGAAAGGACAAGACTTAATCCAGTAAGGGAATAACTCTTTTTGCTGTGCGTTTTTCTTAAAGTCTGGAACATAGCAGTAAGGAGTATTCTTAGGGATTCTCTTCTTTAGTTTTCTAGGAATTCTCATCTGTATCTTTATTTGTTATGTTACGGCTTACACCAGTATAAATCATAGAATATGTAAATGAAATAAGTATTATTGCCGCAATTCCTAGTAAAACATAAAAACTCTTATGTATTCCTATAACTAACAAAATTAGTAGTACTAGTATTAATATTGAAATTAAGTGTGTTTTCATTGTCCACTTCCTTGTATTTTATCACGCATCCATTTTGCGCCATAAATTCTACCAAATTTTTCTGCACCTGTTGGTTCACACAAAGATTGCATTTCAGCCCATTTTTCTATCTCCTCATCACTTAGTAGTTCAATAGGGGTTAAAAGTGATACAAATGAATCGGCTTGATCTTCGTCTGCTAAATGTATTTTTAACAAACTTAAAATTTCTTCTTCTGTGTATAGTTTCATGATTTGTTTATTGTTGCTCATTTGTTACCTCCTTTGATTTCAGTTAGTTTTTCTTCTATGCATTGTTTTTGATACTCAAGATGCAGTATTTCTGAGTGTTTTTTGATTACTAAATACGCATTGTCTAATAATTCTTTTTCTTGTTCTGTTCGCCATCCTGTTTTCACAATGCAAAGTGCATCAATTAGCGATAGATTTTTATAGTTACTCATTGTTCCCTCCTTGTTCTACATAAATGTGTTTCAATGTTTTACCACTCTCAGTAATAATGTAATAATGAGTGTTTGATACAATTGGCATTTCTACTTGCTCGGAGTAAATCATACCGATAACTTCAGGGTCAAGAAGTGTTGGGTTGTTTGTTTTAGTGTGAAAATTCCATTCAGCAATAAAGCTTTCTTCATTGTTTTCTCTCATGACGATTCTAAAATTGTCGCCAATCCATTGATTTGTTTCTTCGGAGTTACTTCTCCATGTTCTTAGTGTGTACATATGTTTGTTTGTTTATTTGTGTGTATCTAAATTTACGAACTTTCTTTTTAAAAGCCAAATTAAAGTTGAATAATTTTTTTCTTTGTTCCGTCATCATATAGGTAGATCATAAGTTCATCTTTGCGGATATATTGAACAGGTCTACCCATCATATCATAGATTCCAATGAGTTTAGGCTCTGGTTTTTTGACTTCAGATGTGGTAAGTGTTACACATGGGTCAATAGTAAATCTTATCAAAATGTTAGTATCATCGCCATGACAGTAATGAGACCATGTTAACACCAATAAGTATCTACCCGGTTTTCTGAATTTATAATTTATTTGTCTACCAGCATCTAAAGTGTCTCGCTTTTCGTAAACAATATCTTTGGAACTCCAGCTCAAACCATTATCAAATATATTAGGGTCATTAGACCATTGGCTGTCTGTAAATCTGTCTAAATTACCACTATGCAATAACATGGTCCTGTACACCCAACAAAAACTAGGAGGTTCAAGTGTACCCTTGGTCATTTCACCAGCTATGCTATCAATACAACTAGAGTCGTAAGTTGATAACATTTTGTAGTTGAGAACACAGTGATTAAAGTAATGGTAATCAACATAGTCGTAAATGATTGTATCACAACCAGTACAAGTGTTTGTTAATTTTAGATTGAATTGATATTTCCCTTTATGTGGAAGGTAAATTCTTGGAAAAAGTCTTTGACTCTTGTTTAAATTAGTCAGAACTTTGTGCGTTGACAGGTCAATAATGTCATAGTCGTACTTGACACAAGTATCCTTGAACGCATCTCCGGTTATTCTCCAAAGAAAGTAGTTTCCACTACTCATTTGTTCAATGTTAACAGAAGCCCATGTACATTTTGCATTCGCTGTTGCTAAGGAGACCAGAAGCATTAACAGCATTATTAGTTTTTTCATTGATTTAATTGCTTGAGTAGAACATTGTATTAATGTAATTAGACTTCTTTGAGGATTTCATTTCCTCACGATTGGCATAATCAAGTTCTGTTTTCTGTACTTGCTGGTACAAAGCTAAAATCTCTTCGTGAACATGAACGCTTATTTTTGCGTGAGCCAACCCTGATAATACATTTTTGTAGAAGATATAACTTGGGAGCCAATTTACCGAATTGGAAATAAAACCTTTCTCCAATGCGAATAAATAACATCTGTAGATGTGGTTTGTTTGTGCTGATGTCAGAGTTACATCCTTTAAGCATTCTAAGAGGCCGTCTTTGAATACTTGTAAAATCTGTTCTTCTTTATTTTTCATACGTTTATTGTTGCTCATTGTTACCTCCGAATATTTTCTGCTTCATAAAGATTTCCCACCTCATTCTAACAGTACCTTCACTATCAAGCTCATCAGTTTCAAAAAGTTCTCTAGGTGTAGATATAATATCCCAGCCCTCAGAACCTAATTCGTTTAGTTTTTTGCTTAATTCTGGTCTACTTAAAGTCATAAACCCGTATTGATATTTAAACTTGTCCATAAATTATTTTTAACCTCCAAATGTTTCGTTGTAGTATTGTTCACCAGTTATTGGTAGTGTACTTTCAGGATAATCAATTCCATGAACTGTTCCTTTGTTGTATGCAGTTTCAATTCTTTCCTTCTCAATTTCTTTGCATTGGTCTGCATAAGATTCTATCATTTCAAGATGTTCTTTACTCAGTAGAATTTGGTCTTTAATAGCATTTAGAAATTGTTCAACTGCCGTTTGTTGTTTATCCTTTTCCATTAGTTCTTTGAGTTTTTCTTTACGCTCTTTTCTTAGTTGTTCTCGGTTTTCAATACGCCATTTGTTCTTTGCTATTGCATCAGATTGCTCTGCGTTTTCAAGTAGTTTTTTTATCTTGTCGTTCATTGCTCACCTCCTCCGTAGGTTTGTTTGTAAAACTGTCCAAATGTCATTACATCCGATTCATTCATCATTACATATAATTCGTATTCATAATACAACTTAATGGCTTGCTCCTTTTCCATTACTTTGGCTTGTTCAAGCAGTTGGATTTCCAACATAACAAATTGTTTTCCTGTTATTTTACCAGTTATCAAATCGCTTGTTAATCTGCCGATTTCTTTGGAGTAATAGTCCAATGCTGTCGGTTGTTTATTGTCTATCATTAGTGCCATCCGTTTTTAAATGCTGCGTTGTAATCATCAAACATTGCTATCAATAACTTACATATGATACCAACTGTTAAAAATAATACTGCTTTTATTGTAAATACTAATATCTTTTTCATTACGGTTTGTTGTTTATTGTTTGTCATTGCTTTTTATTTCTAAGTATGGTTGAATAAATACAGAAGTATGCGAATACCAAAACTGGAATTGCCATAACTGCTATTGAAATTGCTTTACTATTTGCTACCCCTATGCAAATAATGATAACCCCAATTAAAATAATTAAGGAAGTAATTGCCGTTTGTTGTTTATTGTTTTTCATGATTTATTATCCTCTAAGTTTATCATTAGCTTGTTGAACAAGAGAATCTAATTGCTTATCTCTTTTTTCTTTTTCAGCTTCTAGTTCTTCTAGTTGTTTTTCTAAGCGATCAATACTACCCCAGATAATGTTTGAGTTAGGGTCTAGTCTTTTAATCTGAGCTACTAGTTCTTCTTGCCTACCCCTACTGTAAAATCCGCTTTCTATATCATCAGCTAGGTCTTGTAAGTGTTTAGGTGCTGAAATACTGATACGTAAGTCATAACTACTCCACTTAGTCTTGTAGTCCCAGAACATAATACCTTTGGTTAAGTTTCTAAATAAGTTGTGTAGTCTTCTGTTTCTTACTCTTACTAGAGAGTTATCACAACCAAACAAATGTAAGAAGCGTAGAAACCATCTGGGGCACCATTTAGGCTTAGCTTCATAGTCCATAGCTAGAATTAACGGGTAAATAGCCCTAAAGCAGTCTCCGTCTTCACTGTAAGGAATAGAACCTAAGTAAGAATACTTATCATAGAAACCCTTAGGGAAGAATATAGGCTTAATTTCTCTCCAGCCTATATGCATAGTATGAACCATACCTTTCTTACGTCCTTTCCAAAACAGTAAGCCTGCTAAGAAGAAGGTTACTTTCTCCTTAACAGGTCTATTGTCTTTTACTTCAAATTTGGTTCTCATTTGCTATTTTCCTTGTGTATAGGGTTTTTGCAGTTACCTTTGTGGCAAAGAATGTTACCCTTGTGATTTTTACAGATAAAGTATTCACAATCTTCAATTACACACACCTTAAGTGGCTCTGATGCTATGTTACCTACTTCTGGTATTGTGTAGTTTGTTTGTTTACTCTGTACTGTTGGTTCTGTGCATCCTGTAATGAATAGCATAATGAAATACAATCCTCCTACTGTAAGCAGAAGGAAGAACAGTTCTTTTTTCTCGTTTCTTTTTATCATAAGTTAAAGTTTACCTTGGGTCATATAGACATGAGTGTCTATGGTCCACAAGAAGTTAAGTTTTTTGATTAAGTTTCTCATAAGTAAAAAGCCCTCGATTAAGAGGGCTCTTGAAATTTTAAGTAGTTGTCTAGATATCCTTGTATGTTATCTCTTCCTACAGGATTCTGAGAGTGTACAAAGTACTTTGGTAGCTTAACTGCATTATTCATGCAGTATTCTATAAGCCATTTTGCACAATCTAACCCTGTTAACTCTGTGCCTAAGTCGTGATCAAGAGACATTCCATCAGGCATAGGATTTTCAGTTAGATAGTTTACAAATTCTCTGTAACCTTTTACCCAAGTAACTTTTACATTTTCACCAAAGATAACTGTAATCCAAACTCTGAATTGTGCTTGAGTAGGATTACGTAAGTCATCAAGCCAAAGAATTTCCTTTGTCACCGTTAGTAGTTCTTTTAGTGTTTGTTGACCTACGCTTAGCGTTGGCTGCCTTACGTTTTTTACGCTTAATGGCTTTTTGAATATCCTCCTCTACGTGGTCATAAGTAATATCACTATGTATAGGGTATCTTTCTTTTTTATCTGTACGATACAGTAAGTAAAGAATGATTATACCTATAGCCGAAGCTCCAAATAAGATTGCTAAGCCTGTGAATATGCTTTCCATTATTTCTGACTTAAGTCTATGGAACCTGTAATGAAGTTAAGTTGTTCTGTGAGATGCATCTCTCCATAAGCATTGTCTACTTCATACGTCTTAGCAATCTTTACTACCTTCTCTTCGATTTGTTTTTCTAGTGTTTCATCGTGAAGTTGAGACCAAGAGTCTCCGTTTTTAATACAAATCATTAAGATGTTAGCGTTGTGTTTGTCGATCTGATAGTTTACCCGATACATAATTAGTTTAGCTTTGTGTATTTTCTACTGATTTTTCTTTGTTCCCAAATTAGATGTAATTGCCACCTGTACCATTTGATTAAGTCTATACCTTTCTCGTTACAGTGGTCTATAAACTGAGGAGTCATCTTACCTTTAAGAGATACTACCTTTTCCATGGCTGTCGGACAATTGATCATCATCTGCAAATATACTACAAATAACATCGTTTGTTACTTCTTGTTCATTGATTTCGAACAAAGTAAATACACTTGGTTGATTTTTAAACTGTTCTAATTCAGCCTTAGCCGCAGCAAAGTCTGCTTCAATTAGAATGTCTAGCTCC